CTGCGGTCTCGTGAGCCTCCTTGAAGAACATCAACGCCTCCAATGCACACGCTGAACCGCCGTGTACGGAACCGTACGCACGGTGGTGTGGGAGGGCCGCCCTGGCAACGGGGCGCCCTACCCGATGGCGGGCTACCCGGATGTTCACGCCCCATGTGAACAGTTCACGCCTGATGTGAACCCGGTGCTGCGAAAGGAGCCAGTTCATGGCTATAGCAGCACCGTCCATCGAGATCCATCTCACCCCCAATGACCACACCACCATCGAGGTCCACGTCAGCCGCATGATCGGCAGCTACGGCTTCACCGAGCAGGACCGCGAGGACCTGCAGCAGGATTGCCTGGTGGATCTGCTGGAGCGCCTGGCGCGCTTCGACCCGGCTCGCGCCAAGCGTAGCACCTTCGTCCGCCGCTGTGTCGAGCACCGACTCTCTGATCTGATCCGGGGCCGGCAGCAACCCCGCCGCGACTACCGACGCACCACCCGAGGCGGTGAAGACGACGCCGCAACCCTGCTTGATGAGGGCGGACTCTGTACCTGCGGCGCGCACCGGGCGGAGGACCCCGGCTCTATCACGGCCGCCGATCTGCGGATGGATGTCGCCACCGTCGTTGAAAGCCTACCGCCGCGCCAACGCCAGGTGTGCGACCTGCTGCCGGCGCTCTCACCGTTTGCGATCTCCCGCTACCTGGGCTGGTCCAAGCGCGAGGTCTATGCCCATGTCGCCGCCATCCGGGCAGCGTTCCGGGCTGCCGGGCTGGAGCCCATCTAGCGAGCCCAACACACCGGCCGGGAAATCCGCTCCCGGGCCGGGGTATGTAATCCCATGGCGGCCGACGTGGTGGCCTGACCCCACACGCTCCCCACAGCCAGCGCCACGACCGGCCGCCCTTTTCCTCTCTGAGAGCACGACCATGACCCTCCTCGACCATCTCATCGCCGAACCCGAACCGACCTACGCCGCCAAGCGAGCCGACCATCTCTCCAGTCACGCCCTGGGTGAATTCCGCAAGAATCCTCGCCTCTTCCGCGACAAGGAATTGGGCCTGATCCATGAGCCAGAACGCGCAGCGTTTCTCATTGGCCGCGCTGTTCACTGCCGGGTGCTGGAAGGCGTCGATGAGTTCGCCGGGCGCTTCGCCGTTGGCGGCCCGGTGAATCCCAAGACCGGCAAGCCCTATGGCCAAGACACCAAGGCCTACGCCCAATGGGCGTCCACCATCGGCAAGCCGACCATCAGTCAGGATACCGCCAATCTCTGCGAACAGCTGGCCGGGGCGGTGGATGCCCATGACGAGGCCCGCAACCTCTTGGCAGTCGGCCAAGCCGAAGGCGTGGTGCGGACCCAATTCTGTGGTCTGCCCTGCCAAGGCCGACTCGACTGGGTGCATCCCGAGCTGGGCCTGGTGGACCTCAAAACCATCGATGATCTCGACTGGTTCGAACACCAGGCCCGCACCTTCGGCTACGGCCACCAGCTGGCCTTCTATCGCGACCTCCTCGCCGCCGTCAGCGGCGCCACCGTTCAGGTGCATGTCATCGCGGCTGAGAAAAAGCCCAGTCACCGGGTTGGCGTGTGGCGCTTCAGCGAGCAGGTCCTCGATCAGGCCAGCCGCGACAATCGCGCCGCCATCGACCGCCTGAAAATCTGCCGACAGCAAGACCGCTGGCCCACCGGCTACGAGCAGACCCGCACCTTCGACTATCTCTAATCAAGCAAACACAAATCCAGGAGCCCAACAAATGAGCAAACTCGCCAACATCATCACCGGATCCAAGCCCGGCCCGCGCCGCATGCTGGTCTACGGCACCGCCGGCATCGGTAAGAGCACCTTCGCCACCAATGCCCCGGCGCCCATCGTCATTCAGACCGAGGACGGCCTCGGCGAGATCGACTGCCATAAGTTTCCCGTCGCGACGTCGCTCGATGAGGTGCTGGAGGCCATCGCCGATCTCTACAACGAAGAGCACGCTTACCAAACGGTGGTCCTGGATTCCCTCGATTGGCTGGAGCGCCTGATCTGGGCCAAGGTCTGCGAAAACCGTCAGGTGACCAACATCGAGGACATCGGCTACGGCAAGGGCTACGCCTTCTCCTTATCGCACTGGCGCGACGTCCTCGATGGCCTGACCGCCCTGCGCGAGGCCAAGGGCATGACCGTCATCCTGATCGCCCACGCCAAGATTGAGCGCTTCGAGAATCCCGAAACCGACGCCTACGACCGCTACATGCCCCGGCTGCACAAGACCGCCTCCGCCCTGGTCAGTGAGTGGTGCGATGAGGTCCTGTTCGCGACCTACCGCGTCCACACCAAGACGGTCGATGAGGGCTTCAACAAGAAGCGCGTGCAGGGCATCGGTGACGGCGAACGGGTGATCCGCACCTCAGAGCGCCCCAGCCACCTGGCCAAGAACCGCCTCGGCCTGCCAGATGAAATGCCCTTGGCCTGGGCGACCTTCGCCGAGTCCCTCGCCCACCAACTGTCCTGAACCAGCACGACCCACCAACCCCACCAAACCAATCAGACACCAAGGAGCCCAACCTCATGGCAACCCTCAACTTTGACGCCAACCAAGTCGATCCCGCAGCGGGTCGTGATCCCATCCCCGCCGGCAAGTACCTGGTGGCCATCACCAACTCGGAAATGAAGCCGACCCGCAACGGCGCCGGTCAGTATCTGGAGTGCGAGTACCAGGTGCTCGATGGCGAACACAAGGGCCGCCGCGTCTGGTCGCGCCACACCCTGCATCACCCCAGCGAGCAGACCGTGCAGATTGCTCGTGGTGAACTCTCGGCCATCTGCCGCGCCGTTGGCGTGATGACGCCGAAGGACTCGGCCGAGTTGCATAACCTGCCGCTGGTCATCACCGTTCGCGTGAAGAACCGCGAGGACAACGGCGAACCGACCAACGAGATCAGCACCTGGGCCAAGAAGGATGTCGCCACAGGTGCGCCGCAGCAGGCTGGTGATTCCGGTGGTGCTGCAAAGCCGGCCTGGATGCGACGGTAGAGGCGCAGCGTTCACCATGCGCGAGCTGTCGCTGCCCTGGCCACCGTCCATCAATCATTACTACCGCCGGGTCGGCAATCGCACGCTGATCAGCAAACCCGGCAGGTTGTATCGACGGGCGGTGGTCGGGCAGCTGCGGCCGATGTATGCGCAGCCGCTCTTGGGTCGCTTGGTGGTGACCATCTATGCCCATCCACCAGACCGGCGGCGCCGCGACCTCGACAACATTCAAAAAGCCCTGCTCGACGCGCTCCAACACGCTGGGGTGTACGCCGATGACAGCCAGATCGATTCCCTAGCCATCCACCGCTGCAACCCGGTGCCCGATGGGCGGGTTCGACTCACCATCACCGAAACACCGCACACGGAAACGAAGCCATGCAGTTAAGGCCCTACCAGGCAGCGGCAATTGATGCGCTCTATAACTATCTCGGTGAACACGATGATAATCCCTGCGTCGTCATTCCCACTGGTGGCGGCAAGGGTGTGCTGGTTGGACAAGTCTGCGCGGACATCGTCGAACGCTGGGGCGGTCGCATTCTGGTCCTGACGCATGTCAAAGAACTGGTCGATCAAAATGCCACCCAAGCCGGTCGTTTTCTGAATCCGCTGTTGGTCGGCGTTAATTCCGCCGGGCTCAAGCGGCGCGACCTCGACCACCCGGTGATCGTCGCCGGCATTCAGTCCGTCTATCAGAAAGCCGCGGATCTTGGCGCCTTCGATGTCGTCCTCATCGACGAGGCCCATCTCATTCCGCCTGATGGCGAGGGCATGTACCAGACCTTCCTCACCGAAGCGCAGCAGGTGAACCCGCAGCTGCGCGTGGTCGGCCTGACCGCCACACCGTTCCGGCTCAAGGACGGTTCGATCTGTGCTCCTGAAAATATGCTCAATCAGGTTTGCTTCGAAGTCGGCGTGAAAGAACTGATTCACGATGGCTTTCTTTCGCCGCTCATCAGTAAAGCCGGCAAAGCCAAGGCCGACACCTCGTCGCTGCATGTGCGCGCCGGTGAATTTGTGGCCGAAGAAGTGGAACAACTCTGCGACACCGACGACCTCGTCCGTGGTGCCTGCGGAGAGATTGCGGAGCACACCCGGGACCGGGTCGCCTGCCTGGTCTTCGCCGCCGGCGTTCAGCACGCCGAGCATGTGGCCGATGCCCTGGCCGAGACAACCGGAGGCGAGGTCGCCTGCATCTTCGGGCACACCCCCAATGCCCAACGCGATGCGATCAT